GCATCATTACGAACAGGAACTCCCTTTTCATTACATACAGGGCAGTCTAGTAATTTAGTCATATTGTCGCCCTCTGCTTGTTTGCTTTTCCTTTTGGTAGCTTCTCAAATACAATAAAGTAAGAGTGAAATTTTCTAGCGTGTTTTTGTATATGCTTATGGTTATGCCCTATCAGCCTGTTTTTAGCTAATAATATAAACATATCCCGGGTGTAAAATCCTGCCGCCTCTGCTAGCGCTATAACTCTCACATGGCTAAACCAGTTCCTATCTGAGCTACAGCTATCTTGACACTTAAAGGCATATATACCGCCATCACTCAAAACACGGAAATGCTCAGTTATTGCTTTATCGTAGAACTCCCAAACATCTTTCATATAAGGGAAGCCGTGATACTTTTCGCCGATTATACCAGTTGGTTTTTTCGTATGACCGGCCACAAATGGAGGATCGAATATCAATGACTTTAATTCGCCATCTTTAATCGGTAACTCGGTAGCGCATGATTGTTCAATAAAATCAAACCTTGGCAGTAAATCAAACTTTAACCCGGGAGCGGGAAAAGTCGACTTGTAAAACTTGCCTCTTCCATAAGTCGGATCACAATCAAACCCTTTGCCAACTAAAAACAAATCACTTATATTGTGAAGTATTTCAATCTCGTCATGGTTTATACTTTTAATTAGTGACATATCTATACCCGTTATTACAAAGTGTTAATTGATCGTATGTATACCAACCAACACCGATAGAATTTAAGAATTTAACTTTGTATTTGTTTATCGGCTTACCATAAAGATCGTCATTAGTATCGAACTTTACAATGTCAGCTTTATCGCCTTTGTGCGTTATAACTTTATATCCGTTTAAATTTTTTATGCAATCTTGCCAATTCATTAGCATCTTCATCTCTCCCTTGTTATCTTCCATAAAATTTAAAGTAAACCCAATCTACCACCACACCAAACGCAATGCAACCTTTTTATAATTTATTTACAACATGGTACAATGCATAAGTTAATTAACAAATAAATTTTAAGGAGCCATTATGGCTGTATGTGATGACGCAAAAGTAGGCCCAGGTAAACTGGTGACGGTCGGTTGGGCTGGTAATATATGTGGAGATGCAGACTTCCTGTTGGCAACTTACCTCCCACTAGGAACAATCAACACCAAACAATTAACCTCGGCGGCTCAAATGGCTGATGGTGTTAACGATCAATCAGGTGCGTATACTGATGAAGATGTGGTTCGTTTAAGTATGGAGCTAACAGTTTCGGGCTTTTCTACCTCTGTAGATACGGCGCAATCTGTTCAAAATGCTTTGGTAATGTATTACCACGCTGAAGTTCAAGCAGGACGCCAGCCGACTGGATGGTTAAAAGTGTCAGGCCCATCTTTACCACGTATCTATTACATTTACGTTAACTGTAAAGGTGCTGATGAAGGCTTTAACACTGATGACAACTCAACCATTAGTTTTACTTTTGGTGTTCGTGGTACAGGTGATGCAACTATCTCACCAGTTCAGTTGATAGCGGCTCCATAGGTGCTAACAGCTTACGGGCATGTAAAAATAGAATGGGGTGATCGGGTATTTAACCTTTCGCCCTCATTCGTTAACATTGCCAAAATTGGCAACCCGAAAGAAATCATTGATACGTTTAAGGATTTTATTGCATCAAATAACCTGATCGTAAAATTCGCCATTGCGTTAAATGTTCTTGAATGCTGTTCAGATAAAGAAATACCTCGTGCTTTAACAGGCGGGGTAAAATTCAGTGAACGTCAACAAAAATTCATGTTGGTAAATCCTGAACATGGCGAGGCAATGATCCGAGATGTTATTATTCTTGCAGAGCACTGTTTAATTCATGGCGTATGCGGAAAAGTAGAAAGCAAAGGCAAGGGCGAACCAGTCACCGAATTTGACGCTTATTCTTTTATGGAGTTGGCACGCATTCATTTAAACTTGTCACTCGACGATGCTTCAAAAATGACTATGACCGAATTTTTAAGGCTAATGGACGCTAAATTTCCACCAGAGAAAAACGAAGACGAAGCATCTCCCGAAGAAGAGGCCGATCTATTGGCTTGGTTTACATCAACGAATAAGGCTCACTAATGACGGTTAACGCTGGCTCGATAAAATATACTGTTAGCGCGGATACTGCGGCAATGTTAAAAGCTGAAGCCGTTGTTGATGATTCTCTTGATAAAATATCAAAAAGCTTTGACGAGGCAGATAAAGCCGTTCGGGCGTTTGAAAAGTCCCAAAAAGCCATGGGCAACACTGTCAACAAAATGGGACAGGTCATAGATAAAAATGGAGATATCGTTTCAAAGGCTACCCTTGAGTACAGAAAGCTAGCTCAAACAGCTGGCAATTCATTTAATAAAATGAACGCTCAGATCTCCAAGTCAGCGAAAGGCGTAAATAAAGCCGTAGCCGGAATGGGTCGGGGTGCTGGGCAGGCCGGTATACAATTTCAACAATTTATAGGGCAAGTTCAGGGCGGCCAGTCCGTAATGCTTGCATTCTCGCAACAGTCTGCCGATTTAGGTATCGTATTAGGCGCTCCGTTGCTGGGTGCTATTGCTGGTATATCTGCCTCATTGCTTGGTATGTTGATGCCTGCGCTTTTTGATTCTGGTAAAGCTGTAGATGAGCTAATCGAAAAAATGGAGGAGTGGAAAAAAACCATCGGCTTATCCCAAGAACAGATCGACTTTTTAACAAACAAAGAAATAGAAGCAAATACGGTTCGCGCTAAATCGATCGCTGAATACACTAAAGAAATTGATATAATCAAAACACAGATTGCTAACCAAAACATTCTACTGAACAAAAAAGATTTAGACATAAAAGTCAGAAAAACATTAACGAAAGCACAGCAAAATTCAAATAAGGAGCTGGCAGAGCAAACCGCACTACTGCAGGCAGAAACGCAAGCAATAGTGGATTCAGGCAAGAAGATTGACACTTATAATTCCTCGTTAAATAAAGGTACAGAAGAAACAAAAAAACAAAAAGAAGCAACTGCGGCATTTAAGTCAACGCTTGAATCACAACTCGTTTCATTAGAACAGCAAGCCATGGCGCTAGAAAATGGCGAAGAGGCTGCGTTCAGATGGGCGTCTGCTCAACGACTTGGTATGAAGGAGGGGGAATTATTCGAAGAGTCAGTTGATAAGCGGATCACTGCATTATTCAAATTAAAAGCGGCTCAAGATGCTACATCAAAAGAAACAAAAGCAAAAGAACAACTAGAAACTCAAGTGCAAGGCTTAGGCGTATCACCCGAGGACGCGATTAAAATTCGATTAGAAAAAGAATTAGAATTGCTGCAGCTTGCGCAAGAACAAAAAATCGAAATCGAAGGTACTTATCAAGAAAGACGTATTGAACTTCAAGCACAGGCCGACGCAAAAATTGCCGCGTTAAATAAAAAAGTTGCAGAAGACTCGATCATTAATTACGAAGCATTAGAAAATCAAATCATTGGCACTTTTGCGAGTATTGCATCAGGCGCTCAAGATGGTAAAGAAGCAATCGCAAGTTTGGCTCAGTCGATATTGACTCAGATGGTTGGCGCTCTAATTAAAATGGGTATTCAATCGATAATCTCTCAAACAACAACGACTGCGGCGGGCGTTGCTAATGCTGGTGTTTTGGCTACTGCATACGCTCCGGCTGCGGCATTTGCATCACTTGCGAGCTTTGGCGCTAATGCTGCACCAGCCTCGGCGGGGATAGCTTCTACGGTTGCGTTATCTCAAGGCTTGGCAATATCTGGTGGGCGTGAGTTTGGCGGCGGTGTTTCTGGTGGTAATGCTTACCGAATGGGTGAGAATGGGCCGGAGATATTAAAGCAAGGCAACAAACAAATTGTTATACCTGGCGAGAACGGACAAGTAATACCTAATAGCCAGTTGGGCGGTGGCGGTGGCGTAACAGTTAACGTTAACAATATGGCTCCGGGTGTCGATATTCAAACGACACCTAGCAATGACGGGCAAACTATCGACATTACGGTTCGCCGTGCAATAGCTGAAATAACCAATCAAGTCGCAACGGGGCAAGGTAGATTCATGAATGCATTAAAAAGCAACACAAACGTAACAAGTAAGGCGAGCAGATAATGCCAATTAATTACCCTAGCACTTTGCCTGACTTCAAAATGGGCAAGCAGCGTTCGCAACAGCAGACG